CCTAACCACGTACAAGTGTTTATTTTATGAACAACACGTTATATATTGGACTTTAAATATTATGTGGGAATATATATGGGGCGACAAAGATTACCAAACTATGGAGGCAATCTTTATCAAAGCTAAACTAATTAAGAGGTAAAATGATTTTATTTTTTATTTTTTGTTGTTTAAAAGTTTCTAAGGAGGAAAATAATGGGCGTTGGAAAAGAGATCATAAACAAAGGCGGTAGGCCTAAAAAAGAAATAGACAAACGAATATTTGAAAACCTATGTGCTATACAATGCGTAAAAGATGAAATATGTGACATTTTTGATGTCGACGAAAAAACACTGACTAGATGGTGCAAAGATACGTATAATATGGGTTTCTCCGACGTTTATAAAAAAAAGTCGGCCACTGGTAAAATGAGTCTTCGAAGATATCAGTTTGATTTAGCGAAGAAATCACCTGCGATGGCTATATTTCTCGGAAAGAACTACCTAGGCCAAAAAGATACATTCGAACAGAACATTGAAGATAAAAACGGTATTATTGATGACTTGATCGGAGCGTTAAACAGTGCCAAAAAAGCTGAATGATATGTTAAACCCGAAACAAATCGAGTTCATGTTATACGATGACAGAAGAATCAATTTGCTAACGGGAAGTGTCCGAAGTGGCAAAACATATGTATCATTACTAAAGTTTGCTATATTCGTGGCAAGTATGCCTATTGATTGTGAGTTTTTAATGGTCGGGAAAACACTGACCGCTTTAAAACGTAATTGCCTGGGGCTTTTAGAACAATTAGTAGGCGACAATTTTAAATATTCAATAAGCAGTAAGAGCGGTGTATTATTTGGGAGAAAAGTGTGGCTTGAGGGTGCAAACGATGTAAAAGCAGAAAGTAAGATCAGAGGTATGACTCTTGCGGGGGCATATGCAGACGAACTTACGCAAATACCATATGACTTTTACACAATGTTGCTATCACGTTTAAGTGTTAAAAACGCGAAGTTATATGCAACAACAAACCCGGACACACCTACGCATTGGGTAAAGATAAACGTTATTGATAACGAAGAGATTGACAAAAAAGTATGGAAGTTTACGTTTGATGACAATGAAATATTAAAAAAAGAAAACGAAGAGTACTTTGAGCAATTAAAAAAAGAGTATCAAAGCATGGGAGACGTGTTTTATAAACGTTTTATTTTGGGACTTTGGGTGCTTGCAGAAGGTATTATCTACTCACAATTTGCGAACAACCCTGATTTGTTTATAAAAGAAAAAGCGGTTGATGAACACGGAGAAAAGATTAACTTTTTAATAGTAAGCATTGGAATAGACTACGGAGCAACAAAAGGTGAAACGGAGTTTAAAGCGACCGGGATTACTCCTATGTTCAAAGAAGTGTGGACAATAGATGAGATGAAACTAACAGGCTTGCATTCGCCTGAGCAGATGTATGAGTCATTCGTGCAGTTTTATCAAAGAGTTGTCGAAGAATATGGCAAGGTTACGCATTGTTTTGCCGATTACGGCGCGTTAGGCCAAGTTTTGACATATGGGTTAAACAGGCATTTACAAGAGCACAACATTCCTATAAAAGCAGAAGATTGTATCAAAGGAAAGATCATTGACAGAATTTACTTAGATCTATCTCTATTCGCGCAACGCAGAAGATTTATACTAAAAAAATGCAAGTATTTAATAGAGGCATATGAGATGGCAGTATGGGACGACAAACATGAAGATGAACGACTTGACGATGGCAGCACTCCGGTTGATGACCTGGACGCAAGCGAGTACAGCATGTTTCCGTTTTATGATAAATTAATGGTAAATATCACAGAAACAGGAGGGGCAAGATGACAATAGAAAAATATTTACACGATAACTACAATTACAATCCGGACATTAAAGATGAAATAAAAAGTTACATCGATCAATGGAAGAGTTGGTATAAAGGGAATGTTAAATCATTCCACAATTATTTTATTTATAATGGCCAAAGAAAAGTAAACAAAAAGCGATTTACGCTTAATATGGCTAAGGAATTGTCAGAAGACTGGAGCGATATTTTGTGGAGTGAAAAATGCAAAGTATCAATGAAAGATGACAAAACGCAAAAAGAGTTTGATGATCTATTAGATGAATTAGATCTAAACTCAATTATAAATCAAGCAATAGAGAAATCAGGCGCTTTAGGAACAAACGCAACAGTTGTTAGTGTATATGACATTATTGCAAACGAAGATGGGATGACTCTTGACGTATCAAACGCAAAAACAAGAATTGACAACGTTGATATTGACTGGATCTTTCCGTTAAGCTGGAACAATAAAGAAATAACAGAGTGCGCATTTGGATCGGTTCAATATATCAACGGAGACAAATACATTATTCTTTCTGTTCACCAATTGTCACAAAGCGGCAATTACGTAATACATAACCATTTATTTAAAGAAACAAATGGAAATATTACCGAGATAGAGCAGACAAAAGACACAATGAAAGATTTTGATACAAAAGGCAAAGTAAAGTGGTTTAGTATATTCAAACCGTTATTAACAAACAATTTATTTGATAACAACCCATTTGGAATACCACACTACGCAAATGCGATTGACGCATTGAAAGACGTTGACATAAACTTTGATGGCTTTAAAAACGAAGTTGTTGATGGCAGAAAAAGAACCTGGGCGCGTGCAGATATGTTCAACTATGATGACGGAACACAAAAATTGACGTTTGATCCAAACGACACTGACGTTTACGTACTTCCAAAAGGTGCAACAAAGGACGATCTTATTCAACACGATGACAGCGACTTCCGAACAGACAAGTTGATTGCTGCGTTGAATACCAGCTTAAATATACTTGGCAATAAAGTTGGATTTGGAGAAAACCACTATCATTTTGACGGGACAAATCTATCAACGGCAACTGCAGTAATAAGCTCAAACAGCAAAATGGCAAGAAGAAAAAAGAAACTCGAGATCGGTTACGAGAGTTCAATATACGATTTGATAAACGCCGTTTGCTATGCCTCAACAAACTACGGCAAGTATAATATCGATACAACAGACATGGCGATCCAATTTGATGATAGTATTATTGAAGATAAAGAGGCAGAAAGCATAAGAGCAAGCCGCGAAATTGAAATGGGCGTATTATCAAGAGTAGAATATCGTATGCAAATATTCGGGGAAACGGAGGAAATCGCAAAACAAAAAATCGAAGAAATCAAAGCCGAAGAACCTGGTACAGAAGATTTATTAAATGAAAAAGTTCCCAACGAAGATGATAACAAGGAGGAAAAAAACAAAAAAGAGGTTGTAGAGAAACCAAATAAGTGATATAATTTATTTGTAACAGTTTTTTTGTTACACCGTTCTTGTGTGCAAAGCATGAGGAGCCACTTTTCAACTGAGGAATTTAATATTCCTCTTTTTTTATGTTATAATGTTTACGGTGATAGTATGTTATCAGAAGAAATACAAGAAAAAATGGCCGAAGTTTTAGTTGATCGAATAGAAGAACTAAACACGACGATAATAGAAGAAATCGGTAGAGCAATAAAACAAATCGGGACTTTGTCGCCAAGTCAGGCATATAAGCTGGCGCAATCGTTAAAGTATGGTGCAAGCAGCAAAAAAATAGTTAAAAAAATAGCGGAAATAACCAACTTAAACCAAAAAGACGTTAAAAAAATTTTGTCACAAGTAGCAAAAACAAATTTGGAATTTAGTAAGCCATATTTTGAATACCGTGGCATTGATTTTGTGCCTTATAGTGAAAATGAGGCGCTAAAAAGGCAAGTTGATGCAATTGCTAGGTTAACAAATGACCGTTATACAAACTTTATGAGCACAAGTGCGTTCAAGATGACTGTAGGAGGCAAGGAGGTAATGACTCCACTTTCTAAAATATATCAAAAAACGCTAGACAGGGCTGTTTTGGCCGTTTCTCAGGGCAAGGAAAGCTATCAATCGGCTATGCGAAAAGTAATGCGAGAATTGACAGATAATGGCATTAGACAAGTCGATTATGAAAGCGGTTATTCGAGGAGACTTGATAGTGCAGTAAGAATGAATATGCTAGATGGCATGAGACAATTGTCAAACGAAATGCAACAAGAACTTGGCGAACAATTTGACGCAAACGGGGTTGAAATTAGTGTCCACGAAAACCCGGCTCCGGATCATGAGGACATACAAGGGCTACAATATTCAAAAGAGGACTTTGAAAAACTAAATGAAAGTTTAGATCGTCCTATTTCTACTATGAACTGCTATCATTATATTTTTAGCATTATATTAGG